GTATCCATCAATTAGATTAAGTTCAGCCGCAGTTGTTGTGACAGCAGCAGCGCCAAGCGTAGTAAATTGAGCCTGTAATACAGATTTCACGAGACGAATCTGGTCGTCCCCTTGTGAAATTGCATCTGTAGCCAGCGGATTTGTAGCACTTAGTTGGCTAATATATGTAGCAGTTTCAACGCCCATGATATACCCCCTATGCTAGTTCAAATATGCCGCTGGCACTTGGTGTGACAGTAAGCGTGTTATCTTCTGCTAAAGTAAACTGAGAACTAGTCAGTTTAGAAAAGCAAACTAATTTACCACCGGACTGATAAACAACTGCATACTTAATATTCTCAATTGTTCCGCCAGTAGCAGTCCATACAACAGCAGTTGAATCAAAACGATACTTATCAGTTGCAACAGAAGCCCATGTACGTGATGTAACAGAAGCCCCACCTGTTGTATACCCATTGCCATTAGCAACCTCACTAGCAAGTGAAGCATATGTGGATAGCGCTGCATTATTTACATTAGCGCTACCTGCGCTTGTATGAAGTGATAAATAAAAACCAACACCTGCACCGTCTAAATCAAACTGACCATTGCCTATATATTCCCTAAAGGAATTGTAAAAACTCCAAGCAGTAGCCGCCATTTTATACTACCTCCTCTTTTAATTTTAATGAATCTGGATTTTTAATAATGTGTGAAATAAGGCCATCTCCATGTACAGCCAGATCGTAATGTTCGCCTGTTTTAGAAATCATATCAACGAACTCTTTTGCTTGATGGTAATGTGCCGCAGTACATAGAAACTCTTTTCCAGATACAACAACATCTATAACTTCCTCACCATCATTTTCTGGTTGTTCATAAGCATGATGTTCTCCGATAATACAACTATCAAATCCATACATCTCAAACTTATGAAATCCCAGCATCCTTAACAAATGGACAGCCCTTAATGCTATAGTCGCACCGCCCATTACTGGAAAGTAATCCTTTCCGTACTCTTCCTCTAACAAATCAATATTATCATCCCCTGCACAATGCCATATCCATACTTTATTATCCTTAAGATTTTCAAATACAGAAGGATGGCACTGAGATGAGATAAAATATTTACATTCTTCAACCAGTGGGTAAACAAATCTATTATTAAATTCCCTACTATCCAGCATTATCATTGCTGAAGGAATCAACCCACCAGTCATACAATATTTATGAGTACCATTAACAGTAATTACAGGCATCCCATTCTGTCTTTTTTCTAAAAGATCAGGAAAAGTTTTCTTTAAGGTAGGCCCACCTAGAGCCAACCCTACTACTTTATCCCATTGGGTTTCGTAAGGCTGAACTTGGGGAAGCCCCCTCTTTATATTTTTTTTTATGTTATCCCTTATTTTTTCCTTATCCTCATTAACACTACAAATAATCTCTGGGATAGGTCTAAGGCTTTGTACTGCTACAGAGGGCGGCTCTGAAGCCACCCCCATGCTTAAAACTTCTGTCATTTCTTTTTTCTGCCCTTAAATTGAATTGGCCCCGGCATTAACCATGAAAAAATCATGGGAACTATTACTATCAAAATTAATGCCCAACCCCCCATTTCTACCAAGGAGCCTAACAGACTCCAGAAGTTATCAGGAGCGCAACTATTCATACTGGAACTTGATGCTGACCCAATCATCACCTCCGTCGCAACGTCCGCCACAGCCGCAGTCGTCAGTCCCCCAACAACCAGTCCGGCAGTCCCTGACACTGCGTTCCCCACAAGAGCACCTGTCGTCCCCAGACTGCTGACTATCGCTGCTTTTTTGAGGGTCGTACATCCTACTGTACAGGCACATCCGGCGATGACCACCAGCCAGTAACCCAACCGACTACGGCTACGATTACTATGATCCCTACGGCCACCCAAAATCTTTTCTTTCCAGCGGTTAACTCTTTCCATTTTTCCATGTTCACTCCTCGTGTAAGTGTTTGTGTAGTTTCTTTATTCCATCAGATGTAGATGACGAAAACGTAAAGGGTAACAGCCCATGTACCACAGCAGTCAATGATAAAAGAAATAATTTCCATGATAACCACCAAGCAAATTTAGCGTGTCTCCACCAACTCATTTGAACATCATATAAATGATTCATAATACCTTTGCCACCACGATGTTCCCTTCTCTGTTTGTCTTTAATTCTACAGTGCGTTTCTCGCAAGTGAATCGAGTCTTCCCTGATGCCGTGTCTTTCCAGCCATTTCTTTTCAGAGTACGTTTCATACTCAGACATCCAGACATCCCCATTTCAACCCACTGACCAGTGGCTGGATTCTCCCAGTGACCCATGTATTCCTTTAGGTTATCGTTTATATATAACAGCAGTACGAACATGACCTCCATTTATTCTGTTGATTCCTTTTTTTCTACGATGTTATAGTGGACTGATCCATCCTTTTGATATTCTACGCGATAGTTGACAGGAACCATCTTGTACACAGTAAATTCCGCGCCATCTTTGGGCGGAACATTCTGTGATACATTGTCAAGCACTCGATCCATTACGGCAAAGGGGCTTAAATCTCTGCCCATTGCTGTCTCGAAAAATCTGTCTAATGCTCGAACCTGTGGATTATTTAATAACATTGAATGTACCATAATATTTACTCCTTTGTTTTACACCTAAGTTTAAGCGGGGAAATCCCGCCACGATACTAGGGGTATTCCCCTAGTGTGCTGCTCCATTTCCAAATTTTATCTGTGCTACCTTATCTTTGAGTATCTCCACCTTGGACTCCAGCGCTTCTATTCGCTGTCGGTAGAAGTCAAGAGTAAGTGCCTGTTGCCTATCAAACGGGGCATTGCCGTCCTCTATATTCTTTAATAGCTTTTCAAACTCACCACTGAGATGTTCTATCAACATGAACTGCTCTGCATCAGCAGGGAGCGCTCCAAGCTCACCTCTAGGCCACTTCTCAGTGAAGGTCGAGTTCTTTGTTACATCAGCAGACATGAGTATCTGATTGGTTTCTACTACGTTAAGTCTTTCCAGTATCCCAAAGTAACCCCATGCGCCTACACAAACTGTACCAATTAAACCTATAAGGTTTCTTATAGGCATTCCCACATTTGTCTTGTCGCTTAATGCAACGACATCATCCGCCGCCACTTAGCCACCTTGTGAACAGTGAGCCACCAAGCCCACCCAATCCTACAGTAGCTAATACCACCCCAATTCCGATTCCACGGGTGCGTTCTAATTGCTGGTCTAATCTGTCCAGACGATCATTCTGCTCTCTAACCATAGTCTCAAGGCTATCGACCTTCTGAATTAATTTTCCAATCTCAAGATCGCTAACCTCGCTCATAATTCGTCCCCTAAAACATCTTCATGTCTGTCTAATCTGTTTGCTGGCCTGTCATCAGACCAAAGTACCGGGCCACCTGAGAATATGAGGCAAGCGGTATCGTCTTTCACCCCGACCAACGTGTAGGTGCCATCTTCTCCACTGTCCACGGTCAGATAAATATCAACGTCACCTCTGGATTTAGTCAGGACCGCTCTGATTACTTCTCCATATTGATGTTCGAGGAAGTGAAACATCCCGGCAGAATCACGGCTGCAGTGCAGCATGAACTGTGCGGGTACAGGTTGGGTTCCGGGCGGGGGCATGACGTTCTGTCTCTGCTCTGCGTGAGCAACCCCCATAAAAAATATTATGGAGAAGATAAGATTCTTTATCAAAACGTAGCCTCCGCTTCAGGTTCTAGAACCCTATAACTCCTACTTATAGGTGGAGTTGGATCCATATCGTATATTCTAGACAATGCATCTAAGAAATCTGGGTGTATTGTTGGGAAAAGACTATACTCGTTATCCTTTACCCACTTAACCAGATCATATAACTTACCATTTTCATCTTTACGCATTATCTTGTTAGAGATAAGAAAGTCTTGTTTCTTATGTTTAACATCTCTCTGAAGCGACGTAAGTCTTTTTTTATCGGTCGGATAAGGCCAGAAAAAAGAACCGTCCTTTAAATCAGGTTCTAATCTTTGTATTCTATCTTTCTTAGATTGCGATCCTCCCCCACCTACCCAGTTCAATTCATATATAGGAAATGAACTTCCATCTATACGCATCATTTCTTTGAAATGTTCTATGTCACTTTGAGCCCCATAGCGCTCGTATCCAGTTTTAACTTCCCTTACTCCCGGAGCTCTCTTCCATTTAGTTCTTAGCCTTTTTAAAGTCTCCCACCTCTCTGAAAGGCTCATTCTATGACACACACCATCTAGTAAATACTTATTGTAATTAGCATCTACCCCAACAACAGCCATAGCTGTTCTATTGGACTCTTTCTTCTTGGAGCTAGCGGGATCAACCATTAAATACGCATTCATTGTATAAGGTCTTATTTCCCACTCATTCCACCACTCTTCAAGAAACGATATATCACTACCAGCTATTGGGTTTAATAATTGCTGGCAAGCTACCGTATAAGTAGATGTAGTCTTCTTTATCTCTTCCCATCTTTCATCAGTAAGAAAGACTGGTATTCCATCCATCTGCCCATTATGGGTTGCTGTATGTATCCTGGGCTTTACTGCCGCTCTCTGGAGAATTGTCCCATAAGTATCCCCGTAAGAGTATCTTGTTCCAGCATACTGATACCTTGGATTGTGCGTTGAACCAAGGTTAAGTGACAACTCCCACTGAGTTGTAGTCTTACTTATTTGTTCTGGAGTAGATACTGACTCCTGAACAACTACGTCGTCATAAATGATAAGATCAAAATGTCGTCCAGTAGGCTGACCATCCACAAGTCCGTGGGCCTCAACAGTTTGTTCCTTCGGGTTAGCAGAT